CAGGAACTGCAAATAATAACGTAATATTTGGATACATCTTCGAACTTAATAACGCTAACGTAACCTATAATGAACTACCAAACGTAGGCTATAATTACAACGTTACTAAACAAGCTAATTGTAAAATCTTTATTGATAAGGTGCAGATATTTAAAGGCACTTTAAGAATATTAGAGATAGTAATAGACAAAGAAACTATTGAATACCAATGCAGCGTGTTTGGGGAATTAGGTGGTTTTATTAACCAATTAGGAAATCAACGTTTAGAAGATTTAGATTTTAGTTCTTACAACCATACTTATAGCGTAGCCAATATTAGTGCGAGTTGGGATAACTCGGGCGGTTCTGGTTACTACTATCCGCTTATTGATTATGGTAATGTTAGTACCGGTACATACGGAGTTGCTAAAAAGGACTTTCAATATACAACGTTTAGACCTGCTTTGTATGTTAAGGAGTATATTGAAAAGATATTTGCAGGTACAGATTACACTTTAGATTGCCCGTTCTTTGATGAGCCTTTATTTAAGAGGCTTATTATTCCGCATAACCAAACAAACATTACTGCGTTAAACAATACAAGTTTAGATGCCAATGCTGACATACAACTAATTAATACAAACCTTAACACGTTTGTAGAATTTACAATGGTAACGGCAGGTAGCTTTACCCTTGACATAACAAAGCAACTATTTACTTATACCGGTACGCCTACAATAACAACCGACATACAATTAACTTTGCGTGGCGATGTAACTTACAATCCAAACCTACCGGCTTTTTCTGTTATCTTAAAAAAAGATGGCGCACAAATAGGCAGACAAGATTTTGATGCGAGTATTAATAATTTTATGGACTGCAATATTTTAGTTAGTGGCGTAAACTTTGCTACTAATAACACTATGCAGGTCGAAATATTAGGCAACGGCATTTTTCTAAATATCCTTTTAGGAGAGGTTAAGCTAACTACAACAACACCAACGCAAGTTCAAATTAACTTAGGCGAAACAATAACAATAAACGATACTATTCCTAAAGGTATATTTCAGCGCGACTTTTTTATGAGCATTGTTAAGATGTTTAATCTCTACGTTTATGAGAATAAGTTTAATGACAAAGAACTTGTTATTAGTCCGTATGTGGACTTTTATCCTGACAAGTCGGCTGAAGCATTGGATTGGACTAACAAAGTAGATCGTGCAAAGCCTATAAGTATTAAGCCAATGAGTGAAGTAAACGCTCGATACTATAACTATAAATTCAAAACCGACAATGACTTTTACGGGGAAAACTATCGCAAGAAGTATACCGAAGGTTATGGCGATTTTATTTACGATACTGAATTTGACTTTGTAAAAGAAACCGACAATTTAGAAGTTATATTTGCTGCATCTACTTTATACCAGGCTACCGGACAAGACAAAGTATTTCCGGCTATTTATAAGAAGTCAAACACAAATAGTGCAGAGGACAGAATGGATAGTATAATTCGTATTATGCAAACCAAAAAGATAACTGGCGTAGGTTCTTGGAACATTATGAATACAACTACAAACTTAGCTACTTATACAAGCTATGGTTATGCAGGGCATTTAGATGATCCAATTAACCCTACAAACGATATTAACTTTGGCGCACCTAAAGAGATACAATTTAGACCTAATAGCTATCCGACTACTAATGTATTCAACGCATTTCATAGCCCTTACCTTGCTGAGATAACAAGCAAAGATAGTAAGCTATTAACTTGCTTTGGTTTACTTGATATAGTAGACATTTTTAATTTAGATTTTAGTAAGTACGTTTATATTGACGGGGTATTGTTTAGGCTTAACAAGGTCGAAAACTTTAACCCTATGGAATACAACACTACTAAACTATCATTCCTTAAAGTAATAGAAACAAAATACTAATGGCAGAAAATCAATTATCGTTTGATATAAAGGTAGGCGGTAACCAAGAACAAGCTATAGGCTCCTTAAAAAAGCAGTTAAGAGAAGCGCAGCAAGACGTACAAGCGTTATCCGATAAGTTCGGTGCTACTTCAGAACAAGCGATTGAAGCAGCAAAAAGAGCTTCAGAATTAAAAGACAGGATAGGCGATGCAAAAGCTTTGACAGATGCTTTTAACCCAGATGCTAAGTTTAAAGCCTTAACCGCTTCGCTTAGTGGCGTAGCCGGTGGTTTTGCAGCAGCGCAGGGTGCAATCGGTTTGTTTGGTGCTGAGTCAGAAGCAGTAGAAAAAACTTTGTTAAAGGTGCAATCTGCTATGGCTTTATCTCAAGGCTTACAATCTGTTGGGGAAAGTATTGATAGCTTTAAGCAATTAGGAGCGGTTATTAAAAGCACAACCGCTTTTCAAACTGCCTACAACTTTGTTATGGGCGAAAAAGCTGCAATACAAAAGTCAGATGTTGCAACAACTGTAGCATCAACTGTAGCAACTAAGGCACAGGCTGCTGCAACTAATACGGCAACTGTAGCAACAACGGCTTCAAGTGTAGCTATGAAGGTATTGCGTGGAGCGATACTTGCAACGGGAATAGGTGCTTTAGTAATTGGACTTATAGCCGTAGTTCAAAACTTTGGCAAAATAAAAACTGCGATACTTAATGCTATCCCAGGACTTGGCAAATTTGCATCTACTGTTGGTAATGTAATCAATGCCTTTACTGATTTGATAGGCGTAACGAATGCAGCTTCAAGGGCAGAGCAACAAAGACAAGCAATCTTCACAAAAGCGGCTGCAGGTACTAAGATAATTAATGAAGGGATTGACAGACAAATTAAACTACTTCAAGCGCAGGGTGCGGAGCAAGGAAAATTAGATGCACTTAGAAAGCAACAAATCAATAATGAATTAAACGATTTAAAAAAATTAGCAGATCAAAAAGGTATTTTAAGAGGCGAAGATGCTAAAAAATATAAAGACCTTAAAAATGATTTAGCAGTAATTGATGCAACGGCTGAAACTGCAAGAAGGGAAGCAACCGCAGCAGCAGCAAAACGAGGGACTTCTGATGCAAATAAATACGGGGAAAGCCAAAAGAAACAAGACGAGCAACTTGCTAAGGAAAGGTTAGAAGCACAAAAAGAAGCTTTATTAAAACTAAGCGAATTAAATAATGAAATATTCTTATCTACTTTTAAAGACGAAAACGAAAAGAAAAGAGTAGAACTTAATCTTGCTTTTAATAAGGAAAGGGAAGAGATTATAGCTAATACCAAGATATCTGAAGATATAAAAAACCAATTAATAGTTGCTTTAAGAACTAAACTCAATTCAGAATTAGAAGCTATTAATCAAGCCGAGAGAGAAAAGAAAGCAGCCGCAGATGCTAAGATGCTTGAAGATGCAGCAACTCAAATAGCTAAAGAAGATGAATTAGAATTTGCTAATTTACAAAAAAAGTTTGCTAAGACACAAGACGATGATAAGAAACAAGCAGCAAAAGACCTTGCTGACTTAGATAAAAAATTAGCTAAAAATGAAACTGATTTACAATTAGAAAAAGATTTATTAGACCAAAGAGATGCTTTATTAGAAGAACAATTTGCTAATAGTTTAATTACTGAAGACCAATACACCGCAAATGTTGAAGCAAATGCAAAGGCAAGAGTAGATATAGCAAAAAAAGAAGCAGACCAAAAGATAGCTTTAGCACAACAAAGTGCTGCTGCTTTAACTGCATTAAGCGATATAGTAGGTAAAGAAACGGCTGCCGGTAAAGCTTTGGCAATATCTTCTGCATTAATTAATACCTATTTGGGTATTACTCAAGCTTTAAAATTGCCGTTCCCTGCTTCTATTCCTGCGACTGTTATTGCTGCAACAACTGGCTTTAGTGCGGTTAAAAACATTATAGCAACAAAAGTTCCTGGTGCATCAAGTTCTGGTGGTGTTGGTAATATGTCTACTCCAAATGTTTCGGCAGCAGCACCAATAGCACCTGCACAACCTCAAGCACAAACAACGAGCCTTAATACTGAAACTATTAACGCTTTAGGTAATCAAGCTATTAGAAGCTATGTAATTGAGAGCGATGTAACAAGCAGCCAACAACGTATCGCAGCTATTCAGCAACGTGCAAGGTTTGGTTAAATGATAACAATTTAAAACACTTAATATTTAAAGATATGGACTTACCTGTTTATTTATTAGACATTAGCGAGGATATGAATGACGATGCCGAGGTCGATTATGTGGCACTCGTAGACAAACCTGCTATTCAAAAGAATTGGAATGCCTTTAAAAATCAACAACGCTTTGAAGTGGTTAGCGAAGACAAGCGTATTATCTCTGGTCCTCTTATGTTGGCTGATATGCCTATTTTTAGGAGTGATGCTACTTATGGCGATTACTATGTGGTCTTTTCTAAAGACACTATATTTAAGATTGCGCAAAAGTTTTTTAAAAGAGGCTACCAATCAAACGTAAACTTGATGCATTCTCCTGACCAACAAGTAGAAGGTGTAACAATGTTTGAGAGTTTTATTACAGATCAAAGCAGAGGTATACAACCAATGAAAGGGTTTGAAGATGCACCGGACGGCTCGTGGTTTGGTTCTTTTAAAGTAGACAACGAAGGCGTTTGGAATGATGTTAAAGAGGGCAAATTTAAAGGCTTTAGCGTAGAAGGGTTATTTACTTACAAGACAAAGCCGACCAAAGAACAAGAACTTATGAATGCAATAAAGGAAATATTGCAACGGGTTAAATGATAAACAAAATCTTTTATTAATATTTAAACAAAAAGAATGATGAACGCAAAAGATGCAATTATGCAAATTAGGGCTTTATTCGAAGATATGCCACAAGTAGAGGCTCCGGCTCCTATTGAAGCACCTATCGAAGAGGTACCTGTTACATTCGCGGAATATAGCCTTATGGACGGAACGAAGGTTATGATTAGCGAATTAGCTATCGGTGGCGAAGTTACTTTAGCAGACGGAACACCTGCTCCAACTGGCGAACACCAATTAGCAGACGGCACTAAAATTGTTTTAGACGAAGCCGCTAAAATCTTATCTATTGAAACTCCAGAAGCAGAAGCTAAAGAAGCTGACGAAACACCTGCTGAAATGGGTAAAAAGTATGATGAGAAAATGGCTGACGAAATTACAAACTTAGTAGCTGAAAACGAAAATCTTAAAACACAAGTAGCACAATTAGAGGCAAAAGTTAAAAATGGCTTTAGTCAAGTAGCTGAATTAATAGAAGCACTTACAAAGACACCTAACGCTGAACCTATTGCGCAACCAAGAAACAACTTTGGTTCTAACGTAACTACTCATAATATGAAGTACGATAGGATTGAAAAATTTAGAAACGCTTTATTAAACAAATAAAAATAAAATAAAATGGGATTTGATGTATCTGCATTAGCAAACTATACAAAAGAAAACGAAGCTCTATTAGTAACTTCGTCTGTATTGGGTGCAAAAACTGCTTCTCTTATTAAGAGCGCAGGTAACGTAATGGTTGGCGTAAAGTCAAGCGAAAAAATCAACATTATGGAAACAGACGCTATCTTCCAAGATGGTGCTTCTTGTGGCTTTAATGCTTCTGGTTCTACTACCTTTACTCAACGTACTGTAACTCCTGGTAAAATTAAAGTAAACGAAGCTCTTTGTCCTAAAGACCTTGAAGCTAAGTATTTACAAAAAGCTTTACCTACTGGCTCTATGTACGATAGCGTACCTTTCGAGCAAGAGTATTCTGAAAAGAAAGCTAAGACAATCGCTGCACAATTAGAAACTGCGCTATGGACTGGCGACACTACAAGTGTTAATGTTAACCTTAACCGCTTCGATGGTCTTGTTAAGTTAATCGGTGCTGCTTCAGGTGTTGTTGCTGCAAATGCTTCTACTTTTATTAGTGGTGCGCCTTTAAGCTCTATTACTGCTGCTAACGTAATTAGCATCTTTGATGGTGTTTACCAAGCAATTCCTGCAAAAGTTGTAGCTGCTGATGATATGACTATCTTCTGCGGTCAAGATTTATTTAGAACTTACACTGTTGCTCTTAAAAATAGCGGTAGCTTCAATTACCAAATTGATGTAAAAGCTGATAGCGAATTTGTACTTCCTGGTACTACAATTAAAGTAATTGCAGTTGCAGGTCTTAACGGAACTAACAAAGTTTACGCTATGCGTTTAAGCAATATGTTCTTAGGTACTGACTTATTGAACGAAGAAGAGAAGTTTGAAATTTTCTATGCTAAAGAAGCTGACCAAGTACGTTTCGTATCTGAGTTCAAAATGGGTGTAAACATTGCCTTCCCTGACGAAGTAGTGAAGTTTATCCTTGCATAATTTATAGGGTAGGTTGAAATATACCTACCCATTTTTTCAAACTAATTTAATTCAATAACAATGGCTTGTGCTTTAACTCAAAATTATACCTTAGATTGTAAAGACAGTTTAGGCGGTATAACCGAAGTTTATTTTATGGCAGCTGGAGATGTTACCTCTACAACTGAGGCAAGTGGTGTAATTACCGCTTTAGTAAAAGCATCTGGTAAAAGGTTCTTTAAGTACGAACT